AAGCTTTTGAAACGGAAATAAATTTAAATGAACTTAAAACAATCGATTTAAACGTTGAACCAGATGAAGATGGGTTATTTAATTTTATTATGCCTTTAAGCAAAGCAAATGTTAGATTTAAATTATTAACATGTGGTGATATTGATAATATTGAAGAAATGTTAGAGAGAGATAGGGAAAACAATATTTTAGTTAACAACGCGAATACTTACAAATTAGAAAAAATGATTATTGAAGTTAATGGTGATACCAATAAAACTATGATTAGAGATTTTGTTAATTATATGAGAATACAAGATTCAAAAGAATTCAATAAATTTGTTGAATCCATTGAGACTGGTATTGATTTAGATATTGAGGTTGGGACTCCTGGAGGTGGGTCCATAAAAACCTTTCTTCCCCTTAACGTCAGATTTTTTTGGCCTGACTTCCGAGTATAAACCAATTGTTTTGGAAGAAACTTTTATCGTTATGCAACAATTGAAAACACCTTATATTGATGTAATGTCGATGCCAGTATATGAAAGAAGGTTTTTTATTAATTTATTATTAAACCAACATGAAAAACAGCAACAATACATAGAAGATAATGCGGGTACAACAAATTCAAACGCTAAGGGTTCTAGAAAAACAAAAATATCTGGAGACGCTTTAAAATCAAAAATGAAATCTGGAGAAATCCCATTAAATTAATTAATCCCCATTTTGGGGATTTTTAATTTATAAGATATTTATAAATAAAACTTATCATGAAAAAGAAAATAATTTTAACTGAAACACAATATCTTAAGTTAACTAAATTTTTATTGGAAGACATAAATAATGATTTTAAATACATTAAGAATGGTGATATTTTAAGTTTTACGTTAAAAAATAATCAAAACGTAAATTTAAAAATCACTAGCGTAAACATACCTAATAATGAAATTTTAGCTTATGGTCCAAAAAATGAAAAAATAATGTTAAGGATTGGTGAATTCAACGAAAAAAACGATTTTTTAACTTATCATCAATTTGATGATGTTGCTAAAAAATACATACCTAAAAAAGTTTATGTTAAAGATATGAATATTTGGAGAGATAATGATTTATTTGTCGCTCCAGAAAATATTACTAAACCAACAAATAATCAGTCAAATAACAACATAAATGTAAATCAACAACAAAATAATCAATCTAAAAATTTAAGTGGTTTAGAAGTTAATAATATAATAACAGTTAAAAATCAAAATGATGAAACTTATTCTATTACAATAACTTCTATTGAAGGTGATGATGTTTATGGTAAAGACCAAGATAATTTTGATGTTGTTATTAAAAATATAGATGATAAAAATAAAGAAATGACAATTATTAAAAATGATGGTGATAATCAAATTGAAGAAATTATAAAATTTGAAGAGATTAACATAGAAAAAAATAAAAATAAAATTAACCCTGATTATTATAATGATTTATTTAATAAGTATTATAAAGAAATCATAAACGACCCTAATTTAAAGAAAGCTTTTTATAAAGCACCTTCATTTTGGAATTATTTCACGTCTGCTTTAAATAACGAAAAAGCTAGAGGTAAAGGTATTTTTCCCGCATATGAAATAATTAACGGTTATTTTAATAAAAAAATTGATGAAAAATTACCAGGATTTGCTAATAAAGAAAATAAAAGAGCTAGTTTTTATTTATTTGATGATATTAATATAAGGTATAAAAAAATAAATGAAGAAGAATTTAAAAATTTTACTTTAAACGCTGGTTATTATAAAGCAACTGTTAGACAATATGAAGCTGGGTTAGGTGACGTAAAAGTTTTAACATATAGAAGTAGTGGTGGGTCTTTTGGTTTCAAGATAATTGTAAAAAAACCAACTGGTGAAAGACCTGATGAATATTTTTGTGACGTATATGTTAATAAAAATAATGTCGAGGAAAATAAATATTTTGTTGAAAATGTCAGAATTAAATTTTTAGATTCTGAAGGTTATACATCTTATGAAAAATTAAAAAAAAATAGTTAATAATGGCTGAAATGAATGAAGAAGAATTAAAAGCATTCGAAAAAGCTTTAGCTAAGGCTAGGGCTGAATTAAAAGAAATGTATAACATCCAGAAAGAAATAAATAGTGGATGGGATGGGTTTACAAAGGGTGTTAAAGATGTTAGTAATTTAACTTCTGATATTAAAAATGTTAATAAACAAATATTAGAATTAGAGAAAGACCAAACAGAAGAAGGTAAATTAAAAGTAGCCGCATTAAAAAAAGAACTTGCTTTATTAGAAAAGAATAGAGATGTTATTAAACAAACTATAAAAGACGTTAATAAATTTAAATTAGCTGGTGGTACAGCAATGGCTGGTGTTGTTAAAGGTGCTTCTAATCTTGATAAAATACCTAATTTTATTACAGGTAAATTAGGTCTTTTAAAAGGTCTTTTTGAAATGGACAAAGCCATTAGAGTAACCGTTAATCAAATGGGTACTCTTGGCAAGCAAAGTGATATAGTAAGACAAAATATAAAATCAGCCGCTGTAAACACAGTTTCTTTTGGTGTTGGGATTAAAGAGATTGCTGAAATTCAAGCACAATACGCAGAGTCTTTAGGTAGAAATGTATTAGTTTCTCAGAAGGGCCTTGAAGCTATTGCTGAAATGGGTAAATCTAGTGGTCTAGGTATTGAAGGTGCTACTGAAATGGCCGCTCAGTTTGACAAAATGGGTGTGTCGGCAGATAGGACTGGAGAATTTATGGAAGAAACTTTAAATAATTCTAGTGCTATGGGGTTAAACACTACCAAAGTAATGAAGAACTTAAACCAAAACTTTAAAATGCTTAATAAGTATCGTTTTAAAGATGGTATTAAGGGTATCACTAAAATGGCTCAAATGGCGACTAAATTAGGTGTTGAAATGGATTTTGCTGCTGGTATGTCTGATAAGCTTTGGAACGTTGAAGGTGCTGTTGAAATGTCGGCACAATTAAACGTTATGGGTGGTGCATGGGCTCAAATGGCCGACCCTTTCAAATTAATGTATCAAGCGCGTAATGATATTCAAGGTTTAACAGAAGATATTGCTAAGGCTGCATCTCAATCAATGACTTTTGCTAAAGATGGTAGTATTGAAACTAACGCCATGGAAATGCATAGGTTAAAAATAATTGCGGAGCAAACTGGTCTTGAATATGAAAAATTGGTTGAGTTAGGTAAAACTCAATTTAAAATGGGTAAAATTGAAATGCAATCTTCTGGGTTACCTGATGATGTAAAAGAGTTTGTTGCAAATACAGCTGAATTTAAAAACGGTAAAGCTTATATTCAAGTTGAGAGTGGTGATAAAAAATTATTAAGTCATATAACAAAAGCTGATAGAGATTATTTAAAACGTCAAGTAGAAGAGAAAAAAACAATGAAAGAAAGGGCAGATGCTGCACAATCTTTTGATGAAACGTTAAATAACTTGTTAAACATGGTTAAAATTTATATGATGCCAATTGTTGAAGGGTTATCAAATGTATTAAAACCAGTTATAGATGATTTAATGGGAGAAAAAGGTACGGCCTTTAAAAACGAATTAAAAAGTTTAGGTGAACAACTTGGTAATTTTATTTCAGGTGCAGCTGAATGGGTTAAACCTTTAATACAAATGGCTGTCGCTTTAGGTCCTAAAGGTATATTTTATACATGGTTGACAGGTAAAGCTCTTATGGGTTTATTTGAAGTGGGGAAATGGTTTTTAAATGGATTGTCTTTATCTAAAGGATTTTTAATGGGAACTAAAGGTATGGGTATGTTTGGTGGTAAAGGTGGACCTAGTTCTAATGGAATGGTAACTTCGAAAAGCGGTAAAACTTATCCAGCTAATAGCCCTCAAGGTAAGATGATAACCAATATGAGTCGTGGTTCTATGGCTAGTAGTTTTGGTAAAACCGCACTTAGTAGTGTTGGAGCTGGACTTGGTGGTGCTGTTGGTACAATTGGTGGTACAGCTATTGGTGGTGGTGGAACTGGCGCTATGATTGGTAGTGGTATAGGTACAGCTATTGGCGCAGCTAGTCAGCTTTTAGGTATACCACTACCTATAGGTATGGCATTAGGTGGAATGGCTGGTGGTTATATTGGAGGATTATTTGACGAACCTCAAAATGATGTTAAATTTCCAAAATTAGGACCTAACCATTCTAAAGGTAGAATGTTAACACAAGGAGGTAAAATAACACCAATTGATAATAAAGATGAATTATTGGCAATGAAACCTGGTGGAGTGGTTGATAAAACCCTTAATAACACTAAAGCTACAAGTAATAGTTTAACAAGAGTTGAATTTGGTGAATTAAATATTACTGGAGAAATAAAGGTTACTTTACCAGGTGGTTCACAAATTGGTTCTGAATTGTTAAAAAGTTCTGAATTTAAATCATCAATTACTAGAGTTGTTCAATCTCAACTTGAAAAAAATATAAATGGTAAAAATTCTGATAGAAAATAATATTGATTATCAAGTAGTTATAAAATAATATAAAAAAATAGTTTATTATACTTGATTTTGTCAAAAAAAAACCGTATTTTTGTATATATAAAATTTAAAATAAATAATAATAAAATATATAATTATAATAATAAAATATATAATAATAACTTTTTAATAAAAATTGGCACATATTGTGCCTTTTTTTGTTTTAATATGTTTTAAACATTTATTTTTATAATTTTTTTGGTAGTTTAATATTTATATATAAAAGAAATATTATGCCATTATTTTATGACACGGCTTCGCCAACACCAACTTCTAGAAATACAATCAATAGTGTTTCAATTGATATTAGAGATTTTCTATTACAAAAAAATTTATTACCAACATATCCAACATTATCAACTAGTTTAAATGGTAGTCCACGTATTGGTGAACCAGTACTAGATACTGAAACTAATTTCCTTAATTTTTATCCTCAACAAAGACTTGAAGGTAATACATCAAGTTTAGACATACTAGGAAGCATTTTAAACGGTCAAGGTGTTGGTTTGGGTGGTGGAGGTTCAATTGAACCTAATTTTGACGTTAGAGGGTCTCTATTAGGTCGTGTGTTAGGTTCTACAGGTATTTTAAGTGATACTAAGATAGGTACTATTGGTGCAAAACAATTAGCGTTAGCTTTAGCTAATAATGCAGCATTCAATGTTCAACAAGAAATATTAGGTACATTAAATATACAAGAAAATATTTATTCTCTTATCAAAGATGGTTCGTCACCAGAATTTAGACCTAGTTATAAAATCACAGTACCAAAATCACCTGGTGGTCAAATATTAAATGGTATCACTAGAGTATTAGGTTTTCAAATACCAAGAAGTTATCTAGATGAAAGTGGCTCTATATTCCAAACAGAAAATGGCGATGCGGCAAATATAGTAAGAGCTAACGCTATGATTGAAAACACTGGTAAGGGTCAAGTAAAATCACTCATCGCTTCAATGTTGAATAATTTAAGTGCTAATGAAGTTAACGGAAGTGTAGAAATAAATCCTTTTAGAAGTGGTTATTCACCAGCATTCAATGATAAAAAAGGAGAACCGATGAGTGACCCTAAGATATATGCTTATTATCTAACCAATGGTCAAGGAACTGTTAATGGTGGTGTAAGTAAATTATTAGGTAATATAGGTGATTATATGCCTAGTCTTAGTTATCTTAGAGAACAAATGACTAGTGATTCTGGTTTTAAATCACCTGAAGAATCATTAAACGGTTTTGTTGGTTATGTTGGTGGTGTTAGTTATAACGATAGAAAAATAAGTGATATTCATTTTTCTTGGGGTGGTGAACAACCTGATTCATTAAATTCTAAAAATTCTAGTGGGTATGAATACGCACAAATAACTGGTGATAAAAAATCATTGTTGGTTAAAACGCAAAAATTATTCAATAGTAAAGGTATGCAAACTATTGTTAGTGTTAAGGGTGATATGGAAAACTCTTCAACTCAAATACAAACAGCTAATGGTAATGGTTTTTCTAAAGGTAGTGCTGTTTTAAAAGCAGAAATGTATGATGACAGAGGTGTTTATATAGGTAAAAAAAATGCCACAGCTGATGAAACATATTGTAGAAGTTGGACAACGTTAGATAGATATGATAGCATAAGTAAATTGATTAGAAACAAGGCGTTATATACAGACCCAAATGTTGCGTATAGATTTCAAACACAAAACAGTGTGTTAGATGGTCCTTTTGTTAAAATAGCACCATATGCAAATGAAATTGAAGACCCTAAAAAATTTATGTTATCAATTGAAAATCTTGCATGGAAGGATGAAGTTCAAAATTTACCAGAATGTGAACAAGGTCCAGGTGATTTAATATCAGGTGAAAGAGGTAGAATTATGTGGTTCCCTCCATATGATATTCAATTTAGTGAAAATAACACAGTCAATTGGGAAGAAACTAATTTCATAGGTAGGGGTGAACCTATATATACATATAATAACACAAAAAGAAGTGGGAACTTATCATTTAAAGTAGTTGTTGACCACCCAAGTTATTATAATGCTTTTAATGATAGAAAAAACAATAATGGTGGACCTGATGATAATTATATAGCATCATTTTTTGCTGGTTGTGTCGATGTTGATAGAAGATGGGCAGATAAATTAATGTCAACACAAACCGTTAATGAAATTGAATCAAATAAAATAGAAACTCCTCAAAAAAGAGAAAGTCCTAAAAATCCAGACGCACCTAAACCATGTAACGTTTATTTTCTTAATGACGTTAGGAAATATAATTCAGATTATGAAGATGGTTATTTATCTGGAACTACAACACCTATTAATTATGTTACAAACCCACAAGGTGAAGGACAAGGTGTAGGTTATTATAAAGCTGATATTACACAAAAATTATATAATGGTATAACTAGGTCGTGGTTAGATAATAAAAACTTTGGGTTAAACGCTGGTAGAGACAGCGAATGTGAAACATCAGTTGTTAATGACTTTAAATACAATGGTTATAACGACCCTAATTGGCACGCAGCTATGATTGAGTTTTTAAAATCTTGTCCATGGGCTGTTGTTAATGTTACTGGATATGCTAGTCCACAAGGTTTTCAAAAATCTAATGAGAGATTAGCTGACCTTAGAGCTGACGGTATATTAGAAACACTTAAAAGTACATGGGGTTCTCAACTAGGTCTTAACTCAACACAATTAGAACAAAGGTTTAAAAAAATAGGTGCAAAACCACTTACTGAGGCAGACACCCCAGGTTGTGTTGTTCAAACAAAATCAAACCCAAACCCACCAACAGATACTAAAGGTTGTAAATTAGGTAGAAAAGTTGAAATTTCAATTGTTTTTGATGAGAATTTAAAAGCTGAAATTGAAAAATCTTTAGCACCTTTACCACCTAAAATAACTTATAGTAACACTAGACTAACAGGTGAGTTAAAAAATAAATTTTACACTGAGTGTGATTATTTTGAACGTTTAACTGAAAACGACCCTTTTGTTTTTGATAGTATTAGAGAAAAAATTAGATACTTTCACCCAGCGTTCCATTCAACCACACCAGAAGGTCTTAATTCTAGACTTACATTTTTATTACAATGTACTAGACAAGGACCGACATTAGAAAAACAAGGTGCGAATAATTTAGCGTTTGGTAGACCACCAGTTTGTATTCTTAGAATTGGTGATTTTTATAATACAAAAATTGTTATTGATAATATTAATATTAGTTATGAACCATTGGTATGGGACCTTAACCCAGAAGGTGTTGGTGTTCAACCTATGATTGCTAATGTTGATATAACGTTTAACTTTTTAGGAGGTTCAACTCTTATGGGTCCATTAAATAAATTACAAAATGCGTTATCGTTTAACTATTTTGCTAATACACATGTATATGACCCAAGAGCTGATTATATTTCTAAAGAAAGACCAACATGGAATGTTAAAGATAAAGATGGTAATGATTTACCTATGTCAATGATAGCACCAGAAAGTGAAAGTGGTTATTATATCAATGATGGTGTATCATACAAAGAATATACTGATATAACTAATAAACTAACAAAAACTGATTTAGGTGTTACTGACCAACCATTAGACCAAATAAAAGATGAAGCTTTTGTTAATAGTGGTCCTCAAAATAATGAAACTGAAACACCTACAACTTCAAATGTTGATGATAATGAAATTGTAAATAGTATAAAACTTGTAAATTATTTAAAATATACAACAACAGACGATATTTTAACGTTATTGTTAACATATAATAAAGAATTTGATAGACCTTTTAACCTTAAAGATGAAAATCCTAAAACATATAAAGGACAAGTTTATTTAATAAATGGTATGGCTAAAACTAATATTGGTTTTGTTTCAGTTGTTTCTAATGGTTTAAATAATGGTGTTTTAGTAAGTACTAATAGTGGTGCTGAAATATCAATATCACCAAATATAAAAAATGACCAAACATTTAACGTTATTTTAGTTTTTGATGATGAAACAATTTCAAACAACGTAAAAGATTTGTTTACTAAATCTGGAACCATGTTAAAACTTGAATGGGAAACTGGTGGGTCATCACAATGTAACTTTAATAACAACAATGGAATATAAAAAAATAAATTATGGCAGAATACTACGATAGATATAAATCATTTAGAAATAACTCTGGGGTTGAACCAATCCCAGGTATTACAATACCTTTTTCAAGTTCAGACAAATCGGTTGTTTATAAAAAAGGGGAAAGTAGACTTGACAAAATAAGTAATGTTTATTATAATAACCCGTACAGTGGTTGGTTAATAATGCAAGCTAACCCAGAATTTGGTGGTTTAGAATTTAACATACCAGATGGTGCTGTTATTAGAGTACCATTTCCTTTTAACGAAGCGATAAGTCGTTACTCAACTCAAGTTTTAAATTATAAACAATTATATGGATAATCAACCTAAAATAGGGTGCCGTTTTGGTACTGGCACTGGAGATAGAACAAAAATTATAGACCCTAACGCGTTTTATGGTGAAACAAACTCATCTAGAAACATACCAGTTAGAATTGAAGATTTAACAATATCAGTTAAATTAACAACAACAAAAAAATCTAGAACAACTATTGCTACTAGTGAAGATGAAAACACCGTTGTTAAAGAACAAAAAGGTGCTACTATAAATTTTATTGAAGGTTCTGATATTAATGGTAAAAAAGTGTTAACAACAAAGTACACTCAATTAACAACAGTATTTGACAAAGATGAGTTTAACCCAGAAACATTTGGTATAACTAATATTGATATAGATTATAATACTTCATACACACCAGTAATTAAAATTGATTTTGTTGATGTTAAAGGGTCTTCTATTTTTCAAAACGAAGAATCGTTAACACAAGATAATTCACAAAACAAATATACAACATTTTTTGAATTTCCTTATCCAATGTTTGAGTTGGAAGTAAAAGGTTATTATGGTCAACCAGTAACGTATTGTTTACATATGACTAAGTTTAACTCTAAATTTAATTCACAAACTGGTAATTTTGAAATTAGTTGTGAGTTTATTGGGTATACATATGCCTTATTATCAGACATGCTTGTTGGTGTTTTAAAAGTTATTCATTTAACAAATATTGGTGGGACTATATTTAATAATTACAACACAGAAAGAACAGACAAAGGTAAACAACCTATTTTAAATTTAGTTGAATTAAGAAAAAAAATAGCTGATATAAGTGAAGAAATACAAAAAGCTGCTGCAACTTCATCTGAATCAAAAGATATAGTTTCGTTTCAAGAATCTAACAATTTATTATCTAGTTTAAATTTAAATTTAGCTAATTTAAACGACCAATTTTCTATAACAAAAAAAGATAATACAACAGAAACAACTGAATATAGTTTTGTTGTTATGGATAATACACCTTTTTCTAATGAAAAAAATGCAAATTATAATGCGATAAATGCCGAGATAAAAGAAACAATAAAAAAATATAACGATTTAAAAATTAATGGCTTATCAATAAATGAAAATGAATTTGCATCACCAACAATTATAACTGAATTAACTTTAGATAAATTAGAACCAGACTATGATTTACAAATTGGTATTTATAAAGACGCCTCGGAAATAGAATCTTTTAAAAAGGATTTAAAAAATTATATAAAAAACAATTTTAATTTAGCATCAAACGTAACATTTAGAGCGTTTGATTTAAGGTCTAGATATAAAATACTTGAAATTCAAAAATCTTTATCTGAAACTAGTTTAAAAGACGCTAATAGAGCGTTAGCTATTCAGATAAAAGACAAGGTTGCTGTTACTTTAGGTTTTGAACCAACTGTTAGAAATATGGTTGAAATATTCACTAATTTAATTGAAGTTTTCATGGAAACTATATGGACTGTTTCAAATAAAGCTGAAAACAATGTCATAAGAAAAGAATTATTACAAACAGCTTTTGGTCAAGATTTAAATAAAAGTGATTATACCGAAAAAATTAATTATTGGCCATGGCCAGATTACAGAGAAAAAGATAGTAAAACAAATGCTTATGTTGATACGTATTTAGGTTCATGTCCTGAACTAAAAAATAATATATCAGACATAGACGAATTAGTTTTTATTGACGATTTATTAAAAGCGTTCCTAACAGCTAACAAACAACAAAAAGAATCAGATTTATTAAATGCTGGTGATGAAACATTATTTATACCAACAAATCCTTTAGATACTAAGGTTTTTGGTGTTAGCGGTAATCCTTATGCTAAAAAAGATATAATAAACACACAACAAGCTTTAAGAACTGTTTTGGTTAGAGCTATGACATTTTTAGGTTATTCCAATGACCAAGATTATTTAACTGCTGGTGAAGATGGTGAAATACAAACAATGGCTAAATTAGAAGCTAGAATGTTATATGATGCGTTATTAAATCCTACAGTAAAATCATTATTTAATAAAATAGAACAAGATAACATAAAAAAAACAATTGGTAAGATTTCTGGTAGTGATAGATATGTGATTGGTGAGACAACGCGAGGTGATTATTATTACAACTATGTTAACAAAGAAGATGGTGGTTTATTAAATGATTTTAAATTATTACCTATTGGTTTTGATATTGAAGGTGAAGATTTAGAAACTGCTTATCAAAGTGAACCATTTGCTAGGACTTATATTGAACAAGATAAATTAAGAGAATATGCTAGTTCTGGTAAAATATTTTTAACAAACTATGGTGGTGGTTTAAACGCTTTAGGTTCTGATTCTGTTGATAACGCCAAATCTAATGATGGTGGTATTTATATAGAAATAAAACAACCATCAGATATTATCCCAACTACAACTGAAAGCTTATATGATACAAATTTAAAAACAGAAATGGTTTTAGATTTAAAAGCTTTAAAAGAAGATTCAATTGCTAGTGCAGGTTTTAATGTTTTTGGAGGTAATTATGGAATTTCAGATTATAGTAATATTAATTTTGGTGAAGAGTTCAAAACGAGCCAACCAAAATCAATGTTTATTTTTTATGAACAAAATAGTATCCTAAATGGTTTAGGGTTATCTAGAAAAGCGTCTAAAAATTTAAAAAGTGATTATGATTTTAATAAAACGGGTAATATAAATTTATCTAATACATATGAAGAAAGAAACATAGATATACAAAGTATATTAGAAACAGGTAAATACAAAGGTAGCTACGCTAAACCTTTACATAAAGATTATGGTTCTAATTGGAGTTTATCTAGAAATATGGATAGTAGTGATGTAAGTTATCCTTTTATAAGTCAATATTTAGATATTAGCGATGGTAGAAGAAAAACAATTTCTCTTTTTGGTAGTAAATTTTATTATTTTCAGAAAAATAATGTTATTAATTTTTATGATAATAGACAATCATCGATTGCAGAAAAATATGTTAGAGGTTTATTGTTTTTAAACACATTACCGTTTAAAATATATGAAACTGGTAACGTTGTCAATAACCCAAGTGGTACAGTAAAAAATAATAAAAACAATCCTTTTCAAGTACCTGAAATACGACATTTATTTGACATAAACGCTGGTTTTATACATACACCTAAATTATGGGTAGCCTATGTTGGTGGTTTATTGTGGTGGTTATCTGAAGAAGACCCAAAAGTTTCTGGAACTAAAATAATTGGTGGTGGTAGAGGTAAGACGGACCCTATTATTTGGAGAAAAGATTGTGGAAATGATTCAGGTAATTGGGCGTGTAAACCTACTAAAAATCAATATTTACCTAAAATGTTAATGTTAGACCCTGAAGATATTGAAAGTGATAGTATACTACTTAATTTACCTAGACAAGTACAAGATAAATTTAAAGAAGTATTTTTTGAATTTATTAATGGTGAAGGTGAAACGTCATTTACTAACATAGCGTCTAAATTAGAAATTTACGATGGTACTGGGTTAGGATTTTGTAATTTAGTTAATAGATTTTCACAACCAGATTTACCAAATACTTTTATAAAAAAAACAAATGTTTCTAGTAATTACGTAAAAGGTAGTGACATAACAGATAATTTTAAAAATTATGATAATTATAATGTCATTTTACCTGTTTATAGTGATATAGGTGGTGCAGAGTATTTAAGTTCAATATATTTGGAATTAAAAGATGATTCAGATATTGTAGGTAAATTAAAAGACATTTTTAAAGAAGAATTAATAATTGTAAACACTGGTTATAAAATTTGGAATCCAAAAAAATATGCTCAATACAGACAAGGTGTTACAATAAAAAAAGATGTTTATGGTGAATATTTTAAAACGTTTACAGAAGAAATAAAAGCTTTAACTGAAGGTACGACAATACAAGGTGAGGAAGAAAAACAACTAAATGAAGTTTTCGGTATGAGTAATAAAAACGACATTAAATTAATGTTGTATAAACACTGTAAAAACATTTATGATAAGTGGGTTGGTGGTGTTCAAGATATTAACAACGTAATATTCCAATGTGGTGATAATTCTAGAACTGATAGTAATAGAAAACAAACAGACACAGCTTTATCTGATAAATATGGTTCAGGTAAACCTAGATTAATTGATAGTTTTAGATTTGTAACTAGGTCTTTTAGAGATATTGGTGACGAATTATTTATCGACCCTAGACCTGTTGAAGAGCAAATATCAGATTTTCCTAACACATCTAGTTATAGTGTAATTAGTGGTTTATTAAACGATAATAAATTTGAGTTTCATTCGTTACCAACTTTTATTAATTATAGAGATGACGAAATGTTACAATCTGTTTTTACCCCGCAAGAATATGGTAATTCTATAACATCATGCGGTCCGACATTTGTTTGTGTTTATACGGGACAACATTCGAAAAGTTTAGATATTAAATCTGGAAGATACCCAAATGATGGTTTTGATATGCGCTGTAATTCAACAACAATTCCAGACGATTTTAAAAACGCCTTACAACCATATGAGGACCCAGTTGCTGTTTTTGAGGTTAATTATTCGCAGCAAAATCAAAATATATTTAAAGACATAACTTTGGACCAAAGCGAATTTTCTGAAACTGAAGAATCTTTAAAGATTGTACAAGATATATCTATGAACGGGTTTGAAAATAAACCAACATATGCTGGTCAAAACATGTATAATATATATGGTGTTAGAAGTTATAGTGCTGAAATAGAAATGCTAGGTAATCCAATGATTCAACCTATGATGTATTTTCAATTAAATAACATACCAATGTTCCATGGTGCTTATATGATTATAAGAACTAGACATAACATTAAACCTAATCACATGACAACATGGTTTACTGGTAGTAGAATTAGAGCTATTGAAACACCATTATTTGATGTTGCTGACGCATATATGAGTTTAATTGAAACCTTAGATTTATCTGAAGTTAAGGGTGGTTCTACAACAGTTAGAGGTAATGGCAATTATATCAATACTTATTTTTCAACATTATTAAATAACAAACCAAAAGACACTTTAATAATTGGTGTTGAATTAAAAAATAGTAAAAATTTAACTAAAGTAGCTGAAGAAGAATTTACTATTTGGAAAAATGGTCAATTAGATGAAAAAGATGCTTTAACCATAATAAAAAAATATACGGATAAAACACCAGGTATAACACCATCAGATGCTAGTAATAACTTACAACCATGGAGTGCGGCTTTTACATCTTTTATTATGTTAGCTGGGGATTCTAATTTTATGAAATCTACTGGTCATCACACGTATGTTACTGACGCTATGAAAGGTGTTAATGGTTATGAAGTATTTCCGTTAAATTCTGGTTTAAAAATAAAACCAGAAGTTGGTTGCCTATTATGTCAAACTAGAGAAGGTAGTTATACAGCAAGCCATTGTGATGTGGTTTATAAAATACAAAACAATAAAATATTTTTAATTGGTGGTAATGTAAGTGATTCGGTTAAGGTTTCTGAAATAACTTTAAGTGATGGTTATATTACAAACGAAACAAATGTAAAAGATTATAAATTGTTAGTATTAAAAACTAATAATAAATATTATAATAACAAAGATTTAGCCAAAGAAGCAAACTTAAATAAAGATGGGGTTTCAAAAAATATAATAGATAGTGGTAAACAAATACAACCTAATTTAATTTACGACCAATTAAAAAAACAATTAGGTTATCCAGATGAAGCTATAGCTGGTATAATGGGTAATATGTACCAAGAAAGTCGTTTTAACCCAACAGCTAAAAATAAAACTGGGGGTGATTATGGTTTAGTTCAATGGTATGGTGATAGACAAGGTCCATTATTTGATTTTTTAAATAAAAATAATTTAGATGCAACTTCATATATTGACCAAATAAAATTCATTACAAACGAATTAAACGGTAATTTTAAATATACTGGTAAAAATTTAAAAACTAATAAAAATGTGGAAAATTCTACTAAAATATTTTATGTTACTTATGAAGGTGGTTCTTTAGGTATGATAAATTTTTCAGAAAATAGTGTAGATAAAAGGTTTAAACAATTAAATGTTGTTGATAATTCTTTTAGTAATAGAACTAGTTTTGCAAATCAATTTTACACTATGATAAAAAATAAAAAATTTAATTTTCCTTCTTAAAATATTTTTAGTATATTTGCAATATGAAAATTGCCAATATAGTTTCTACAACACAAATTAATCTTTCAGAAGATTTTAATGTGGTACAATCCATGGATGAAATAATCCATGGATTGCCTACATTGATAATTGGTTTTGACGTTACAGACAAACTGTATCCAAACTATGATGTTGGTGAAATAAAGGTTGAAGATAATGTTTATTGGACAACAAAACGAACAGAAAATAGAGATAAACACAATATTGAATTAGAATGGTTTAAATATTTTGTTTATAATGAATTAATAAAAGATATTAATTACATATTTGTTGACCCAATTCAATACAAGAGAAAATCATTTTTAAAAATCCTTAAAAAAATATATTTAACTTCAAATAAAATTACTTATCAACATAAAGACATGTTGTATATTTATGGTGATAATTTTATATTTGGGGTTGATTTAAAATTATTAAAATACATCGGGTTAGATATCAACAAAATAAAAGACAAAATATTTAAGCTAAGCTCAGTGTTTTTGGGTGAAACCGACATATTTATAGAATATAAAAATATAATCGAAGATTTAGATAATCAAGTTCGATTTTTACCGTTTTTATATTCTATTAGAAATGAATAAAGAAATATTATTAGCCTCGTTTATTTTCCCAGAAAGAGTTGATTGGTTTTTAGAATACCTAAAAACCAGTTTTGATATTGATAAAGTATTTTGTTACAAAAACCTAGATGATGAATCTAAGGTTATTATGACTTTTAGAATAACTGTAAAGACAGAAAAACCACTTAAATTTAAAGATTTATTCCCAAATGCTGTTATCATACATAAAAAAGGTGATGCGTTATACACTATAAATGCGATAAATAAATTAATAGAAGAAAAATATCCAGAGTCTATAGGTAATATAGATAACAAAAACGTAAAAATAGATTGGTCAGAATATCAAAATAAGTTTATATTGCTTAATAATGAAAAACTTTGTATTTTTAATATAAAAAGAGTTTTTTAATTAGTTTATGATATTTATAAGTAAACATAAGAGATTATAAACTATTTTTATTATGGAAAACAATAAAAACGAAAAGAAAACAGCTGAAGATTTAAATAAAACTTTAGATGGATATTTAAACACTGAAAACCAAGACATGGATTGTAGTTCAGGTGTTTGTGTAATTAAAGGTGATAAAAGCCTTATTGAAAGAATAAACAAAAAAATCATAACAGAAGACGGTAGACAATTATTATTCTAATGAAAAAGAAAGTTACGTTTAACCCAGAATTAATAAAAGAGGAAGCTAAACGCTTTAAACTTTTAACCGAATATTCTTTTTATCACGAAGAAAATGTTATGTCACCATCAGCTACACCAGAAAAACCTGTTATCTTAGGTGGTGAGTTAGAAGAGGCTGAAGAAGAACCACAAGCAGGTGAAGAACAAGAAGAATTAGGTTTTGACCAAGCGGCAGGTATGGAAGACCAAACTCCAGCTGAAACTGGTGGTGAAGAAATGCCAGCTCCAGAAGAAGATACAAATATGGATTTCGGTGCACCAGCTACAGAAGGTGGTGGAGAAATGCCAGCGCCAGAAGAAGAAATGCCAGCTCCAGAAGAAGAGATGCCATTTGAAGAACCAGCGCCAGAAGAAGATGATATAGAAATTGACGTTACTTCTTTGGTTGACGGAACTGAAGATGCCAAAAAAGCTGCTATTAAAGCAATGAAAGTATCTAAGAATTCTAGCGAAAAATTAATGGATAAATTATCTGATTTAGAAGCTAGGTTAACTAGAATGGATTCTGTAGCGGATAAAATTGAAAATTTGGAAAAAGAAATCGTTAAGAGAAACCCAACACCAGTTGAAAAATTGGAAATGCGTTCATTAAGTTCATATCCTTATAATATTAAATTAAGTGATTATTGGTCAGAAAAAGAAGGTCCTTATGATGTTATGGATAAAAAAGAAAAAGAATATGTGTTAACCAATGATGATATAGATTCAAATTATAATTACTCACAAATAAAAGACACTTTCGATAAACCATTAGAAGACCAAGGTTATGAAGAAGAAGAAATGTAAAAATAATATAAACCCCTAAGAAATTAGGGGTTTTTTTATTTATAAAAAAATATCATAAAAATTTGTTATATTGTTATTTTTTTAGTATATTTGTATATAAAAGAATTTAAAAATATAAAAAAACGTATAAAATAACGATAAAATTTTTAATTGTAAACACTTGACTTTTATTATTTTTGTTAGTATATTTGTATAAGTTTAATATTAGTAAATAACGTAAATTATATATATTTAAAATGAGTGAACAAATGAATGCTTTAGACGCTATGTTAGCACAGTACGAGAAGAATAATGCTCCTAAGTACGAAAAACAAGAAGCGAAAACCTATGATTTGAAGAATTACTTCAACACTTACATTCCAGAAGGTGTTAAAAGTGGTACTAAAACAATCAGAATCTTACCAACTAAAAATGGTAGTCCTTTTGTAGAAATGTATGGTCACAAAGTAATGGTTGACGGAGAATGGAAAACATTCCCATGTCTTAAACATGAAAAAGGTGAGGCTTGTCCTTTCTGCGAAGCTCGTCAAGAATTGTTAGCGACTGGAAAAGACTCTGACAAAGAATTGGCAAAAAAATACAATGCGCGTTTAATGTACGTTGTAAAAGTTATCGATAGAGATAAAGAAGAAGAAGGTGTTAAATTCTGGAGATTTAATCACGACTACACTAAAGGTGGTGTTTATGACAAATTATTTGCTATGATTAGTGCCTTGAAAAAAGACGTGACTAGTCCAGAGACTGGTAGAGACATTGTGGTTACTATTTCTAGAAACCAAAACAATGTTCCTGTAGTTTCAGGAATCCAAGCGTTAGACCCTTCTGTATTATCTGAGGATGAAACTAAGACTAGCGATTGGTTATCTGACGAAAGAACTTGGGAAGATGTTTATTCAGTTAGAACTTATGATTATTTAGCTATCATCGTAAGAGGTTACACTCCAGTATGGGACAAAGATGAAAAATGTTTTGTTGCTAAAGAGTTAATCAACGAAAGTGAAGCTAAAAACAAATTAGAATCTGAGTTGACTATGGGTATTGAAAATGTTAAATCTAACATCCAAGCTCAAGTAGCTACTGAAACATCAACACAAGCTTCTACTGAAGAAGATGACCTTGACGACTTGCCATTTTAAAATGGTAAAATAATTCTACCTTTTTAAACTTTCTAGATATTTATTAATATAACAATAAATAATAGAAAGTTTAAATGGATGAATTAAAAGAAAAAAAATGTTTTAAGTGTGAAAATATTTTACCTTTAGATATGTTTTATAAACACGCTCAAATGAGTGATGGGTATTTAAATAAGTGTAAAATATGTACTAAAAATGATGTTAAAAAAAATGAAGAAAAATTAAAAGAAAACCCAGAATGGGTCGCTAAAGAGAAAAAACGTGGTAGAGATAAATACCATAGATTAGGTTATAAAGATTTATACAAACCAACTTCTAATAAGAAAAAGGAAATAATTAAAAGGTATAATCAAAAATTCCCTGAGAAAGCTTTAGCTAGAAAATATACAGAGATTTATTTAACTAAAAACAGTGATTTACATTTACATCATTGGTCATATAATCAAGAAGATTGGTTAGACATTATTGAATTATCAATAAAAGACCATTATTTTTTACATAGGTATATAACTTATGACCAAGAAAGAATGATGTATAGGCGATTAGATGGTATTCTTTTGGATTCTAAAGAAAAACATATTGAATATTTTGAGGAATGTAAAATAAAATACATCTATTGATTTACCTTTCTAATCTAAGAAAGTGTATTAACCAAAATGGAGTGAGAAATTGCTCCATTTTTGGTCTAAAATAACAAGGGAATAATAATATTTAAAAATGGCGGTAAAACCTACCAAAACAAGTAAAACAACAATTGCAAAAAAAGAATTTAATTTAGATGATTTTAAAGAAAGTGAAGGATTAGACAATGTTGTCAAAGACAAAGAATTATCATGGATTCCATTATCAGAAGCATTCCATGACGCATTAAAGATTCCAGGTATTCCAATTGGATTCTTTACCAGTTTTAGAGGTTATTCGAACACTGGAAAATCAACTGCAATATATGAAGGTGTTGCTGGTTGTCAAAAATTAGGTATCCTACCTATTATCTACGAAACAGAAGGTAACTGGAACTGGGAACATGCTAGAAACATCGGAGTTAAATACGAAGAAGTTGTTGATGAAGAAACAGGTGAAATAACAAATTACAAGGGTGATTTTATCTTTATGAGAAACTCAGATTTGTTAAAGCGTTATCAAAATTATGACCATCAACATAGCAAAATGGGTACTAAACCATTAAGATATGAACCAGTAGTTGAAGATATATCAACACACATGCATTATATCTTAGATAAACAACAAGAAGGTGTATTACCAAGAGACGTAGCATTCTTTTGGGATTCAGTAGGTTCAATCAACTGTTTCAAAGGAGCTACTTCAAAAACGACAAATAACCAATGGACTGCTGGTGCTTTGGCGAATTGTTTTAAATCTCTTATCAATTACAGAATCCCAGCGTCTAGAAACGAAGATTCACCTTATACCGCTACATTTGCTGTGGTACAACAAATATGGCTTGATAATGAAAATAAAGTTATCAAACACAAAGGTGGTGAAGCTTTCTTCTATTCTCCAAGACTTATTGTTCACTTTGGTGGTATATTAACACATAGTACTGAGAAACTTAAAGCTACATTAGGTGGTGAGGAATATGAATTTGGTGTTGAAACTCGCGTTAGATGCGAAAAGAACCAAGTAAATGGTGTTGTTCAGAAGGGTAAAATTGCTTCTACACCACATGGGTATTGGGCCCCAGATAAAATTAATGATTACAAAGACCAACACAAAGAGTTTATCAAAGCTCATTTGAATACTGAGTATGATGATTTTATCATTGAGAAAGAAGAAATTGGGTTAACTGGCAAAGACATGTCAGCTTAATAGTATTAACATTTAAAAAGAAATGTCGTGAATAAAAGACCACCTAAGAATGGTGAAATAAGACAAAAAATACAAAACACTTTATTGGTAGACGGAAATGCCCTGTTCAAATCAGGGTATTTCGGTGCCAAGGGTGAATACAACTACAAAGGAGAACATATTGGTGGTATTTACCAATTCCTAACCATGGTAAGAAAATTATTAACTGAGAACATGTATCATAAAGTATATGTTTTTTGGGATGGTAATTTTAGTGGTAAATTAAGATATGAAATATATAGCCCCTACAAGAGCAGTAGAGGGAAAGACTACTTAAATGGCACGCAACCAATAGACGAAGATGAACTTCGCGAAAGAAGAGTTGTGATGCAATATCTAGAAGAATTATTTATTAGACAATTAAAACATGAGGTCGTTGAAAGTGATGACTTCATAGCTTATTATTGTCTAAACAAAAAACAAAATGAAAAAATAACAATATGCACCAATGATACGGACATGGCGCAATTAATTTCTGAAGATGTTAGAATTTATTTCCTACGTTTAAAAAATTATGTTGATAATGTCAATTTTTCTTCGTATTTTTGTTATCATTTAGAAAATGCCGCTTTGGTAAAATCAATGGTTGGAGATAATTCAGATTCAATCAAAGGTATTAAGAGTTTAGGTGAAGATACGTTGGTAAAACACTTCCCAGAATTAAAAGAACGAAAAGTAAGTTTAACCCAAATAATTGAAAGAGCAAAAGAAATACAAAAAGAAAGAGCTGAGCAAAAAAAGAAACCTCTAGCAGTATTAGACAACATTATCAACAAAGTAACGGATAGTGTGTTGGGTGATAAAATCTATGAAATAAATTATAAATTAGTAGATTTAAAAAATCCATTTATGACAAAAGATAGCGAAAGAGAGTTAGAACTTCTAATTGAAGGTGATTTAGACCCAAATGGTCGAAGCATCAAGAATGTTCTTAGTTACATGGAAAAAGATGGTTTAAGAAAATTGATAGGTGAAACTAGATATGAAAACTACCTTATACCATTTAAAGAATTAATTACTAGAGAAACAAAAACAATTTAAAAAATGAGCGATTATAATAAAAACGAAGAATTGAGATATCAATTCATTTTATATATCAATGACCATATTGTGTGTCAAAGATATTTTAACATTTTTGATTTTAATGAAGAATCATTAGAGTCTATGGAATTAAAAGAATTAATGGCATCTATTGCTGGAATGAATAACGGACAACATGGTTCTTTAGGTATCATACCGCGTTACTTACAAAAAAAGTCATTAACTTATTTGTGGGACAATTACAACCCATATATGCAACAAACCGAAGACAACATTAGAAATGTTGTTGACAGAAAAGACAACTTTCAATTTGAAATTAAAATTGATGATAAGTGTGTTGCTAAAACTGAATTTAGTGGAAACAATTTTCCACCTAAAATTAGATACGCTGTCGATGTTAGAGAAATAATCCCAGAGATTATGAGTGAAATCAGAACGTATTTAAGTCAAAAAACTTACACGATTGACAGTAAAACAAAGCCTTGGAAAAAATCTCAAAAAGAATTTTTGGTAAAGTAGTTATTCACACTACTTTACCATATTTATAATTACACAGTTTTAAAAACTATATATAAATGGCAAAACAATTAAGAGAAGATTTTTCATATTTAGGTAACGAATACCAATACAAATTAATATTACAATTACTAACGGACCGCAGGTTTGCTAATTCAATTATAGACATTATTGACCCAAAATACTTTAAAGATACAAATTTAAGTTTAATAGTTTCTACTATAATTGATGCAAAAGAACAAGACGATACGATTATAGATAAACAAGGTTTAGAATATCGTTTATTGGAAAAAATTCCAGACGAGTTAAACAGAAGAGCTTTGATTTCAGAATTGAGAAAAATAGAAAACTCTAATTTAAATGATAGTATCTATGTTCAAGAATCAGCTATGAAATTCTGTAAACAACAAGAATTAAAAAAATCAGTTGGTGAAATTTCTAGAATTATTGAAAATGGTGATATTGACAGTTATGATGAATGTGAAAAAATACTTAGAAAAGCTTTAGAACATGGTGATTCTAGAGATGATGTAGTTGATGTTTTGGAAAATGTTGATAATGTTTTAGTTGATGATTTCCGTAACCCTATACCAACAGGAATTGAAGGTTTAGATGAAGTTATGGATGGTGGTTTATCTAAGGGTGAATTGGCGGTTATCTTAGCACCTTTTGGTGTTGGAAAAACAACAATGATAACAAAAATTGCTAACACAGCTATGAATTTAGGTAAAAATGTATTACAAATTTTCTTTGAAGATAATCCAAAAGTAATTCAAAGAAAACACTTAGCTTGTTGGTCTGGTTATGCATTAAACGATTTGTCTTTACATAAAGACAAACTTAAAGAAATGGTTGAACTTATGAAAACTAAACAAGGTGTTCTTAAACTTAAAAAGTTTTCAAGTGATGGAACAACTATACCAGTAATAAGAAATTATATAAGAAAGCTTTCAGCTCAAGGGTTTAGACCAGATATCGTATTATTAGATTATATTGATTGTGTTGAACCATCTAAAAAATTTACAGATGCTAATGTCGGTGAGGGTAGTGTAATGAGACAATTTGAATCATTATTATCCGAATTTGATATAGCTGGATGGACAGCCGTTCAAGGTAATAGAAGCTCAATTAAAGCCGATGTTGTTGAATCTGACCAAATAGGTGGTTCAATCAAAAAAGGTCAAATTGGTCACTTCATAGTATCGATAGCTAAATCATTAGACCAAAAAGAAAGTGGTACTGCTACAATGGCAATACTAAAATCTAGATTTGGTAAAGACGGTATTGTTTTCCAAGATATTACATTTGATAATGCTAGAATTCAAATTGATATGGGTGAAAACAAAGGCGGTAGAACGTACTCAGAGCAAAAGGAACACAAGAAGGTTAGTGAACAACAAAGGGTTAGAGAAATTTATGAACAAAAACAAAACAGAGATAACATCTTGAATAAAGAGGTTGTTTTAAACACATTAATTAACGAGAATTTAAACAAAGAAGAAATTTAAACATGTATTTAAAAGACAGTACCGTAAAAAAAAGATATTCTATTTTCCCAATCATACATAATGATTTGTGGCAAATGTATAAAAAAGCTGAAGCCCAAACTTGGGTAGCTGAAGAAATTGATTTAAGTAAAGATGATTTCGAGGGTCTAAAAGACGCTGAAAAAACATACTTAAAAAACATATTGGCATTTTTTGCCATATCGGATGGTCTAGTTATTGACAATCTAGCAACTAACTTCTTAAACGAAGTTGAGTTGTTAGAAGCTCAGTATTTCTATGGTCATCAAACATTTATAGAACAAGTTCATGCAAATGGATATTCACTATTAATTGAAACCTATATTAAAAATTTAGTCGAAAGAGAAGAGTTATTCGATGCTATGGAAACTAACCAAGCGGTTGCTAAAAAAGCAACATGGGCTGAAAATTGGATTCACCATCCGTCTTTTGGTCATAGATTAGTTGCATTTGCTTGTGTAGAGGGTATTTCATTCGCGAGTGTATTTTCTGGAGTATTTTGGTTTAGAAGTAAGAATAAAATGCCAGGTTTAGGTGGTATGAACGAATTAATTTTAAGAGATGAAACATTCCATTATGAGTTTGCACTTAACTTGTATAAAAATTATTTGAAAGATGATTACAAACTTTCAAAAGAGGAACTTAGAAACATAATTTTAGGATGTTACGAAATAGAAAAAGTATTTGTTGAAGATAGTATGCCAGATGGTTTACAAGGAATGACAAAAGATGATATGGTTCGTTACGTACAATATGTAACAGATATCGTTCTTAATGATTTTGGTTGTGATGTGGAATTCAATGTAACAAACCCTTTAGACTATATGGCTAGAATTGGTTTATCGGCTAAAAATAATTTTTTTGAAAAAAGAGATGGTGAGTATACTAGAGTTGAAATACCTACAACCACTGAAGGAATGTTTGACGCAGATTTTTAAATGATAATAAAATATGAAAATAGTAAAAAGAGACAAAACGACACAGGCGTTTACGCCTAACAAAATTCTAACTAGAATTAAAACACAAGCCAAGGGGTTAAAAATTGATTCTGATGTGTTATTCCAAGAAGTAATTCCGTTAATTACAGATAATATTACAACAACTGAAATTGACGAAGTCATTGCTTTCAAAGCTGCTGATAAAATTATACAACACCCAGATTATTCGTTATTAGGTGGTCGTATATTATTAAGCCGCCAATCAAAATTAATAGGTAAAGAACTACAACCAGTAGACTTAACTTATGATTTTTTTGCAGCAACAACATTCTTGAGTAAATACTCAATGAGAGATGAAAATAAAACACCATTGGAATTACCGTCATGTATGTACGAAAGAGTAGGTATGCACTTACACGGTGATAATGATATTGACAGAGAAGAATTATTAGAAGAATTAAAATCTAAAAGAGGTAATTTTGCAACACCAACATATACAAATGCTGGTATTGAAAAAAGAGGTGGTATGATTAGCTGTAACCTTACACATTTAGAAGATGATTCTTTTGAAGGTATCGAAGAAACTCTTAAGAAGATTTCTGCGGCATCTAAAGAAGGTTCTGGTATTGGTTTATTAATTGACCCACTTCGTAGCAAAGAGAGCATGGTAGAGTCATTTCAAGGCAACGCTGGTGGTGTTGTAAGACTTGCCGATATGGTTCAATCTAAAATGAGATTTTATAAACAAGGTTCTCGTTCTGGAAGTTGCGCGTTATATATATCTTTATGGCATAGAGATATTATGGATTTCTTAGAATTAACTTTACCAATTGGTTCAGCTGAATTAAGAACCAAAGATTTATTTACATCAATCATTGTAAATGATTTGTTCATGGACAAATTGGAGAAAGGTGAAGATTGGTATTTATTTTGTCCTAATGACATTAAAAAAGCTGGTTTAAAACCATTATATAATTTACATGGTGAAAAGTTCAACGCTGAATATCAAAAAGCTGTTGATTTAGGTATAGGTAAAAAAGTTAATCCTAAGGATATTTTTGATGCTATCATTAAATCACAAGTTGAAAGTGGTAGACCTTATGTTATGTTCAAAGACAACGCGAACAAACGTAATATGCAAGATAATATCGGGCCTATAAAACAATCAAACTTATGTATTGAGGTAATGCAAGCGTCTAAACCAAAATACACACCACAATGTACATTAGCATCTGTTAACTTAGCTGAACACGATACGTTAGAAACTATCGCGCAAACAACTAGAGTTCTTGTTAGAGCACTTAACAAAGTGATTGACAAAAACAAATGGAGTGATAATTGGAGTGAGAAAGCTGGTTTAGACCAAAGAGCGTTAGCTATTGGTGTTGCAGGTTTAGCTGATTTCTTTGCTAAAAGGAAAATCTCTTTTGAGAGCGAAGAAGCTAAACAATGGAATAAAGATATATTCGAAACAATGTACAAAACAGCTGTTATTGAATCTATGTTATTGGCAGAAGAAAAAGGTGAGAATTATCCAGCATGGGAAGGTAGTCGATACTCTAAAGGTGAGACATACATTGAAGGTTGGTCACCAAAACCTGAGGGTGAACCAATTCCTATGTATAACAGTTTGTTATTAGGTTTGATGCCAACAGCTTCATCAGCAATTTTGTTAGGTGTGTTTGAATCATTTGAACCAGCAACTGCAAATTTGTTTACCAGAAGAGTTGGTCAAGGGGAATTTTTAGTTGTTAACAAATATTTGGTTAATGAATTAATTGAAAATAATCTTTGGGATTCAACTATAATTGATAAAGTAATTAAAAATCAAGGTAGTGTTCAAAACATTGTTGAAATTCCAGAAGAGATTAGAAATAGATATAAAGATGTTTGGGAAATTCCACAAAGAGTATTGTTAGATTTATCAATAATTAGAAATAAATATGTTGACCAATCTCAATCACTTAATGTTTATCATTCTGATGCAAAATACAGCAAAATAGCCAGCGCACTTATGTACGCATGGAAAGGTGGGCTTAAAACTGGTGTTTATTACACTAGAACTAAATCTAAATTAGAAGCAAATTCTAAATTAGCTAGTAATCAAATAGCAAACCAAGTTGAAAAACCAAAAGATTCTCAATTTGAATGCTTTGGTTGTCATACGTAACGATTAAAAATAAAGATATAAAAAGGAGCTTATAAGGCTCCTTTTTTTATTTCACATATTTACTAATAAAAATAGTTTATTATAATATTTATGAAATAAAGAACATTATGGCCAACGGAGTATACATAAACATTAATTACCCCTTCAAAGATAGTCCTAAAGGGTTTTTCTTAGACTTAACGGAAACTGATAACAAAGCAGTTAAAGCTGATTTGTTACACTTACTATTAACTAGAAAAGGACAAAGACTCTATAACCCAGAATTTGGGACTAGTTTATTAGAATACATATACGAACCCTATGACGGTTTAACATTTAATGATGTTAAAAACGAAATAGAAACATCAGTTAAAAAATACTTACCACAAGTTAGGTTAAATGATTTGACAGTAGAACCATCACCTTTGAATGAATATGCTGTTTTAGTTACAATAGATTACACAATAACAGATGATATATTTGAATCATCTGACTTAATACAAATAAATTTATAAAATGGCAAACCAAGGAATAAATTACGGTTACAGAAACTTTGCAGACATAAGAAGCGGTTTAGTCGATATGGCTAGACAATATTACCCAGATATTTTTAATGATTTTAATGACGCGTCTGTAGGTATGATGTTATTAGAATTAAATGCAGCTGTTGGTGATATGCTTTCTTTTAACACTGATAGAATGTTTCAAGAAACTCAAATAGATTATGCACAGCAAACTAAATCCGTTTTATCTATGGCTAGAACGTTTGGGTTAAAGATTCCTGGTAAAAGACCATCTGTAACAATAGTTGATTTTAGTGTTACAGTTCCAGTTCTAGGTGATTCATTCGACATTTCATACGCACCAATCATTAACGCTGGTTCTCAAGTTACAGGTGCTGGTAAAATATTTGAGAATTTATACGATATAGATTTTTCAAATCCATTCAACACCAATGGTATACCTAACAGATTAATTATACCAAACTTTAATTCAAATGGAACTCTTATAAATTATACTTTAACTAAAAGAGAAATAGTTACAAATGGTTTTACTAGAATCTTTAAAAAAGTAATCAATATTTCAGATGTAAGACCATTTTTAGAAGTAATTTTACCAGAAGATAATGTTTTATCAATTGATTCGATTATTACCTTAGATGGTACCAATATAAACACAATACCATCATTAAGTCAGTTTTCAAACCAAAGTCTTAGATGGTATGAAGTTGATGCGTTAGCTGAAAATAAAGTTTTTGTTGAGGATTATAATAAAATAACTGATAATTCAGGTGTAAAACCAGGTAAATGGATTACAGTTGATAAAAAATTTATTACTGAATATACCGATTTAGGTTTTACAAAAATAATATTTGGTTCTGGTACTAAAGATACTAGTAGTTTATGTGATTTTGATTCAAACATTCCTTTAGTTAATCAAATAGGTGATTTTATAAATAATTTCTCTTTAGGTCAAACACCAACAGCAAAT